AGGAACATTCTCAAAGAAGAATCTATTGTTAGCAGAGTCATATAATACGGTTATGGATTCTACAACAACAAATCCATATTCTTCACCGTCGATTACAGAAATTAACTTAGTGCCTCGTGGAAGAGTTATACTAGGTGGGATTGGCGTTCCAATTGGGTTATTTACCGTGATGTTAACGTATGCGGTCGCAGCGGATGCTGAGCGAGGAGTATATCCCAATAATTTAGCATGAGATACTACATTACCACGGATTTGAGCTGAATCTAGAAATGCTTCATTCAATGCGAAGTGCGCTGCCATTGCATTGTAGTGAGTGTTGTATGCCAAGATGTCCAGTAGGATAGACATACCAGACCCCTCAAAGTCGTAGTCGTTATATTTACCTTGAGCTCTAAGATAGTTCTTGATATTATCTTTGATTTGATCAAAGTCTAATTCTGTGACGTTTAAGTTAACTGCCATTATCGGATTCTCTCTAAATATAATTGTACTTCTGATTCAGTATCAACAGTAACAATGTTAAACGTTATCGTTACATAGTAAGCATTATTATCAGAATCATCTTGAACTTCTACCTTGATGTCGCTTACTCTAGGTTCATATTTGGAAACAACGTTCCTGATGTACGACTTAAGCATAAACATAGTATCAGGAGTAGCATTTTCAAATAACAAGTTGTTTACCCCAGAACTCAATTCTGGTTGAAATGGTCTTTCATATTTCCCAGTCATAACCAAATTCTTCACAGCATTTTTAACCGCTGCAATATCCGTAAGAGGAATAATATCCTTCTTGTTTGGATGTGGCGTCAACGATAGGTCTAGATCAGAATATTGCTTACCTCTTGAAACAAGTGCTGTTCTCTGCCCCGATACGTTGTAGTCTGATAGGTTTTCTGTACTCATGTTATTATTTATATCTTATATCGTGGCTACTACCCTGCTGGGGCAATGAATATTATACACTATTTTTATGCTTTTGACAAGCACTAATTAACGAATACGTTAGACGAACCACTTGTGATGACATTAGAATCGTCTCCTTCGTAGTCGTCACCAAGTCTACCCATCCCCATCCCATTCACAAATACATTAGGCGAATACGTTGACAGTCCAGGCGATTCGTCAACACAACCAGTCATCAGGTGAGATGCCACTGCGTCACCTTGTCGCACAGAACCAAAGTTGTTCACAAAAACATTAGGTGAACAAGCATCGGTTTTCGTTGTTGAAGGAAATGCGCAATCAACTCCAGATCCAGTATCTGAATCTACCGTATCCTTTCCACTACCCCTTGCTGCTTCTGGCATAATTATACACTACCATTTTGTAACAAGTCATACTCTTCTTTCGCTTTAATATATGCGTCATTCAATACATACCACTTATTAGATCCAGGAGTTTCTTGATCAACTGCTATTCTAGCATCTAACATTCTTCCGTATGCATCACCAATAGCCTGCTTGTCCGTCGATGGAGCGACCACTGGAGTAGCAGTAGTAGCTGTTGTAGTAGTAGTCGTCGTCGTTGCAACAGGAGCACTTACCGCCGTTTCCTTGGTAGATGTGGTAGTATCCACCGGAGGTAATCCGAGTCTCTCACGAATTACAGGATCATCTCCGGTATATGGAGCGGCATTAGGATCTTGTAAACTGACGACTCCTTTATTGATTTTAGCACCTAGATCTTTAAGATTACTCAAGTTGGTGTCTTTGCCAAGCGATTCTAAACCACCCATGAATGGTGATGACTGGAATATATTGGATGTATTGAGTTCTTTTAGAAGATCGTCCATACCACTACCAAATTTCTTTTTAATTGCTGGTGGAATCTTGTCGTTCTTTTCTAGTTCTACCTTCGCTTCAGCGATCTTATCTGGAAGTTCCTCTTTCGCCTTCTCAGTAGCAGTTTCAACAGTTTCAATTCGAACTGGAGTAGGTGATACCGCTTTGGTGTCATAAATGACTGGTGCAGTTTCTTCTGCTGGTCTAGGAACTTCTCCAGAAATTTGAGAAGGATTGTTAGGTTCGAACCCTTCCAACTCTTCCATAGCTGCTAAACAGTCACGGAGTTCTCTGGCGAAACGTTTCTTGACTCCAGCTTTAACTGCCGGAGTACTTCTCTTAAACCATTTATCGACGTTACTGCGTTCTTCATATAGCGTTTTTATCAATGGTGCCTCTGGCCAGTCTTGTTTACCCTTCAATACGTTTATCAAAGAAGTGGATGGCCCATGTTGAACTGCAATAGACCATACTGCGTTTTGAATTCCTACGGTATATTTACCCGAATTAATATCAATTCCAGTTCTACTCTTTATAACCTTAGCGCAGATATCATAATGAGTAGCTTGAATAAATGCATGTTGAGCATTTTTAAAATCCGGATCATACTCGGCTAACTGTACCCAAGTCTGAGCGAATTTATTGGTTTGCATTTCTGCTTTAGAATTGGTGTTCGGATCACCGGCAGCTGTCAATTTAGTGTATATATTATTATATCCACGCAGTTTACAGAACTTCAAGAAGTTCTTCATCGTTCCTGTTTTAGTTGCGATCTGATACGCTCCGTAAGACGCACCTCCAGTAGTATCCCATCCCAATGCTCCGGGTTTACCATTAGATTCATACTTCTCACTCACATAACCCAACTCTTTTCTACATTGATACGGTGACGGAGGAATTTCATCCTGAGAAAGTTTTGTCGCAAATTCTGTTGCAGCACCAACGTATTCGCCTCCAGGCGCTGCACCAGCAGTTCCGCCTCCTCCAGGAGATGCAAACACAGGATCTCCATAGACGAATGTAGTTAAATCTAATTCTTCTATAGTTTCTGGTTCGTAATTTAAATCGATTCTTCCATCTGGAGATGAGTTGATCTTGACATTATATCCAGTGATACTAATGTCACCAACCGCTTCAATTGCAAGGTCTTTTCCCGCAGTTAATTTAATATTCTTATCGCAAGATATATCGGTATCTCCTGCGACTGATGCATAGAGATTTCCACCAACTACGACGTTCACATCTTTCTCTACAAATAAATTCCATCCAACTGCAGATTCCCATTTACTCGCAAGACTTCGAATGCGAATATCTCCGTTTCTATGTAACTCTATAAATGATCCGCTCTTATGTTCGATGTTGATGCGTTCCATTCCAATGGTGTCATCAAACTCAAGAATGTGTCCAGACTCGGATTCATATGCATGATTGCGTGGATACTCTGCGGAGAAGACATCATCGGGTTCTGTAATTGATGCCATCCCACCTTCTGCTTGAATACTTCTTCTAGGAGTAGTGTTAATTGACCGAGCACGTTTATTTACATCTGGTTCTCCAGTGTATCTTGGATATGTGCCGTTCGGATCATTAAAACCTTTAGTTGCATTAGCTGGAGCGATTGGAGCACCTTGAACAGATCCCATCACAATAGGATCTTGTGCTGATGAACCATCTCTGAAGAATCCAACTACCCACGATCCTTCAACTAAACCATGATGAGATGCTCCCACTCCGGATACACCTGATGCAGTTGATGGCATCATTACTGTAGCCCATGGAAGATCCGTAGTTTTAATTAATCCACGTGATTCTGTATGAAATCCAAAGCAGCGTACACGTACCCGCCCCATCTTTTCCGGATCTTCTCTATCTTCAACGACTCCCATGAACCAAGTGAAGTTTCCACCGATGTATTGATCTGCTGTAAATGCTGACATAATATTATTCCGCCGAATCTAGTGTGTAATAACTGTAATCTTTTTTGATCGTCAAAGCACAATGATACTCTGATCCGAATGTATGTTTAACTGCTGCAATTAGATAGTCACCAGAAATCATCATGTCATGCTTAGCCGACTTCTTAGCATCTTTATCTCTAATCTTTTTAAGCACCTGAGGATCAATTGATTTAGGTGCTTCAATTGTAATTTTCTTTCCGGCATTTATTTCTAAGTTCCCATGAATAACTATACTTTGTTTAATACTGTCCAAGTTCTCCAGCATTGATTGATGCTGACCGATAGAATATATCGCAGGGTCATGATAATTTTTATAATCAGAATATGCCATAGAATTCTGATTCATGTAGATATATAGAGAATCGTGATGATGGTTTAATGTTTCATCTTTCAGTTTAAATTCAGATGAAATGAGTTCCTTCGATTTTCTATCTCCCATTGTGGGGGTTTGCGGAAATCTAGATCTATAGTCAAACTTCACATCATATAACTTCTTCTTTGCTATATC